GGCTACCTGGACTTATGGTTCAGGGATGGCTACAAAGCAGAAGCTTTAGACACACCTACCTGGACCATAACTGGTTGGAAGAATCATGGAGACCTTGAGATTGGGGACTGGGTTTACTCAGAGCTTGGAGAACCTGTCCCTGTCATAGCCGTCACGCCCATAACAGACCAAGCAGACTGTTATCAAATAGAGTTTGACGATGGCAGCACAATAGTTTGTAGTGGAGACCATCTCTGGCCCCTGGAAAAGAGAAGTTCCAGGCGTATCAAAGGAAACTATCGTCACTATGCAGATGCCGTCATATGGGATGCCAGGACTATCAAAAAATGGGGGCCTTGTGAAGATCATGTTCTTCGTAGTCCCCTAACAAAACCATTACAAGGCTCTTTCAAGCCCTTGATCTCCCCCTACGTCTTAGGGGTTTGGCTGGGGGACGGAGCAAGTTCCGCGGGCCAGATAACTGTGAGTAACCAAGATATTGAAATTCTACAGCACATCGAGGCTTGTGGTTTTTCAATTGGGCACAATATAGCCCCTGGCAAAGCAAGTTGTGGTAATTATACTATTTATGGGCTTTTTCCTCAACTCCGAAAAGAGGGGTTGCTATACAACAAGCATATTCCTTCCTGGTGTTTCCAAATGGGACCTGAGGATAGACTTGCCCTGCTCCAAGGTTTAATGGACACAGATGGAGGCAATAAGAGGGCTTCTGGGGAGTGTTTTACTCAATCAGACAAAAACATTGCTGAAGGGGTCTACTTTCTGGCATTATCTCTTGGTTTAAAGCCCACGATATCTAAACAAACTACCTCTTGCAAGGACTCCTACAAGGTCATTTTTACGTCAGACGTTCACATGCCCGTGTATAGGCTCCACCGAAAGCTGGCAGGAAGCACTTTCAGGAAACCCCGTTGCAGAGGTTCAAGACGTTTCATCAAGTCTATTCATAGGGTTCCTCCTGTTCCTGTTAAGTGCATTCAGGTTGGTAACCCCACAGGGCAATACTTGACTGGAAAACAGTTAATCCCTACACACAATTCGACGATAATCACATTCGGGAAAACGATCCAGGATATCCTGAATGATCCGGAAATTACAGTGGGGATATTCTCCTGCACCCGCCCAATAGCAAAAGCCTTTCTCCGGCAGATAAAACAGGAATTCGAGAGTAATGGCAAACTGAAAACCCTCTTTCCCGAGATTTTGTATGACAATCCACAGAAGAGTTCCCCGAAGTGGAGCACTGACGAAGGAATAATTGCCAAGCGCAAGTCCAACCCGAAAGAATCCACAGTGGAAGCTTGGGGGATGGTAGACGGCATGCCCACAAGTAAGCATTTCAAGTTGATGGTTTACGATGATGTTGTCACCAAAGAGTTCGTTTCCACACCCGAAATGATTCAAAAGACGAATGCGGCCTGGGAACTCTCCAGGAACCTCTCTACTGTTGGGGGCAAGACCCGCTACATAGGAACCCGTTACCACTACAATGACACTTACGCTCTGATAATGGAAAGAAAGGCTGCAATCCCAAGGATTTATCCTGCTACGGACACCGGAAAACCGGATGGAGTTCCCCTTCTCTGGACACGAGAAGTGCTCCAGGAAAAAATTCGTGAGATGGGAGTTGCTACTGCCGCTGCTCAGCTATTTCAGGACCCCCGGACAGATTCCCTCTCCGGCTTTGATATTGATGATCTCCGTTACTGGTCTCCGGAGCACTATGCCCACCTGAATATCTATCTCCTGGTGGACCCCGCAAGCACAAAAACCAAGCGGAGTGATTACACTGTCTTTGTCATTATGGGCCTCGGGGAGGATGAGAATTACTATGTCATTGACATCATCAGGGATCGCCTGAGCCTCACTGAGAGGGCCAATGTCCTCTTCAGGCTTCACAGACAATTCCGTCCCCTTGCTGTAGGTTATGAGCAGTATGGCCTCCAAGCGGATATCCAGCACTACGAGGATCGCATGGCTCGGGAAAATTACAGGTTCCAGATAATTCCTCTTGGGGGCAAGGTCAAGAAAGAGGAACGCATTGCAGGCCTCCAGCCCCTGGTGGAAGCTCACAGGTTCTATCTCCCAGATCATTGCATTCACCAGGACTATCAGGGCACCCAGGTGGACGTTACAAGGTCTGCGGTGGAGGAATTCAGGCTCTTCCCCTTCTCCCCCCACGATGATATCCTGGATGCTATATCCCGAATCCTGGACCCGAATTTCGTTACGGCCCGCCCAAGGCATACAATCCGGTCCGGGAAACTTCCGGAAACTACGGATTCTGATTTTGACCCTTTTGGAACCTATTGAAAGGAGGAGTTTTTCTATGAAAGTTTTTCTCGGAGGTACTTGTAATGAAAGTACATGGCGTAACAAGATGATGGAATATCTGACCCAAGAGGGTGTAGAATATTTCAACCCAGTTGTTCCTGATTGGACAGAAGCTTGTATGGCCCAAGAGGTTCAAGAACGAGAAACCTGCGATTTTGTTCTCTATACTATCACACCAAAAATGACTGGAGTTTATGCGATAGCTGAGGTTGTTGATGACAGTAACAAAAGGCCCGCTCGTACCATTTTGGTGTTATTGCGAGAGGATGAAGATTTGCATTTTCCAAAAGGACAGTGGAAATCACTTGGTGCTGTAGCAAAAATGGTTACCCGTAATGGTGGTAGGGTTTTTTATAACTTAGAATCCGCTGCCAAATATATTGGAACCTATTGACAAATCCAGCCAAAGTGCTATAGTCAAGACGTTAGGTTGGGATAAGACCCGATCCTGCTCTCTCCGGGGAGAGCGATAAACAGGCGATTATGATGGTAAAATTCCTTTTTAGATGCCTACGTTTTAGTGCCTCACAACAGGGCGTGCACACCCTGTGAGGCCAGGTTAAAAATCTGGTATATGTCCACCCCCTTGGGAAACTGAGGGGTCCCCTCTCCGAAGGGGCTCTGACCACGGTCCTTGGCTTACCGTTACCCAAAAGCGTGTGCCTGATAAACAACCTAACACCCAATTAATTTGGGGCTCTTTCACAAAACTTTACTGATATTGCTTAGTGTGACCCAGGTGTGTGTCTGCTCCACATGCACTTTCAGTCTGGGGTATTAACCATCAAAAGGGTCATACTATCAGTAGAGCAACTGCGCCCAAAGACTTGACAAAACATTTCCGAGTTGTTATCCTATCATCAATACCTATACTCAAAGGAGTCCAGTCATGGGATTTGGCGGTGGAAAACCAAAGAAAGTAGAACCATTTATCCCTCCCCCAGTTATCGAAGACCCAGCCATTGAAGAAGCAAAGCGGCGTGAAAGAGAACGCCTCAGAAAAAAACGTGGCAGGGGTGCATCCATCCTAACCGGCCCTCAGGGCGTTCTTGGTCCCGCAAATATAGGCCTGAAAACTTTACTGGGGGAATAAAAGATGGCTAAGTGGATTCAGAAAGCAATCAAAAGACCAGGGGCCTTGACTCGTAAAGCAAAGAAAGCTGGAATGAGCGTGTCTGCTTATGCCAGAAAAGTTACCAAGAAAGGCTCGAAAGCCTCCACTCGAACCAAACGGCAAGCCAACCTTGCCAAAACTCTCCGAAAACTAAGGAAAAGGAAATGAAGAAACTAAGTATACTACTCGTGCTTTTTTTCTGGTGTGCCACAGCTTTTGCAAGTTCTGTCACCAAAGTCATTGTTGGGAGTGGTAATTGGACTGAACCGCTGTCTTCCGAAAAGGGGGCACGTATTAGTGTTTCCATTGGGGACTACAATGCTACTACTGACATGACTATCACTTTGCAGAGACTGTTACCTGGCGAGACCAGTTGGGGACATGATGTGGATACGTGGGACGTTACCGGAAGTTCTCCGGATTACGAGTATATCACGAAACCTGAAGCCGAAAATGGTGTTTTCTACCGAATAGGTTGTGATACCGGAGACTACACTTCCGGAAACTGTACTGTCAGGCTTGGTGGAGGCCGGAAATGAGAAAATTATTTTTATTTTTAGCGATATGGGTATTCTTTTGTAGCCAAGTCTTTGCTGCTGGCGACATAATTGATCGAGGGGCCACGAGTGCCGAGACTGAGGCTCAGACAAGAGATGATGTCTGGCTGTCGCCTGCGAGTATCCCATACATCAAACCGCCACAGCTTAACGCTTATGGTATTATGTGGAATGAAAATCAGGATACCTATATCAGGATAGGAGATCCTTACCTCTTTATCCATGAGGACATTAAACGCTGTATCTTGGCAGATAATGGCACAGTAGTTTATTACCTCGATGGCTATAATAGGGAGGGTGTCTCTCCATCAGTCACAGGCACTTGTGATGCGAATGCTACAAAGAAATTAACTGATACTGGCGTCTTTACAGGGCCTGCGTCAGATTATGTAGGCCATTATGCTCATGATACAACTGATGATGTCTATTCTTTAATTATGGCTAAGGACGACAATGATACCCTTAGTCTCCAAGACGATATCTTTGTCTCTGGGGATACCTTTGAGATTTGCACAGGTGTTTCTAACGGAGATGATGGTCAGGTTATGGTAGAGATACCCGCTTTCTATCATAAGTATTGGTATGACAATGGCTGGCATGGGCACCTTATAAGCTATGATCAGATACCTGGATATGAACTTCATCATGCTTTCCAGAAGAACGGAGCCAATGTAACTGCCAGGTACATGGGGGCTTATGAGGGAGTCTTGTATGATACCTCAAAGGGCAAATACGTCAACGGCCTATACCTGCCTTCCAATGCCAGTTATAAGATGTCCTTCAACGGCACGACTGAGACTATCAGTAGTGACACCCTGACTCATCCATTTACAAACTTAGAAGCGGGAGTGGATACAATAGTCATATCTGGCACGACCAGCAACAACCTGACCTGTAATGTTACAGCCGTAACTGATACAACAGTAACTGTTGATTGTGACTTAACAAACGAGGCCAGCGTAGCTTGTGTTATTCAAACACAAAGAGACTGGTCTAATGATGTTCTGGGAAGTGTGGCTGGTAAGGCTCCTATAAATAGTGGAAATAGAGCGAACTTTAGAGCAGTAGCAGCTAACAGAGGAACCGGCTGGAGACAACAAGACTATGATCTTGTAAGTGCAGTTCAGCTTCTTTATCTTATCGAATATGGTTCATTTTACAGCCAGTCTGAAATAGGTGATGGAATAACAGACTGGTCTACTTCTGCTGGAACTGCCTGGAATAATAGAAATCCGATAGAAAGAACAGGGCTGAGTAATGGTCTTGGCAATGCTACAGGTAATGTCTCGAATGGAAATGGTAATACTGGGTCATATATGTCTTACAGAGGAATTGAAAATCTTTATGGGCATGTATGGAAGTGGACTGATGGCATTAATGTTAGTAATTATGTGCCTTATGTTTGTAATGATGATACTCATTTTGCGGATGATACAGCAGAAAACTATGCATCTTTGGGTATAACATTGGCAAACAGTAACGGATATCAAAAAGCTCTTGGGCAAATTGCCAGAGGATTTCTACCGACCGAAGTTGGAGGTAGCAGTTCGACGTATATAACCGATTATTTTAATATAGCTTCTGGATGGAGAACAGTTTGGCAAGGAGGGCAATTTACTGACTTTGCCGGAGTTTTCCAAATGTATTTAGGTGCAGGTTCAGGTGCTCAGTACATAGGTGCCAGGATTGCTTATTAATTTAGGAGTTATCACATGAAGCTTATATCAACATTCTTAACAATAATCTTTCTTTCCATCTCTTCCTTAGCTTTTGCTACACAGGCAAGCTCAGACACAAAGCCTGCTAAGTTTGTGAAAAGCCGAGGAAAAACACAGGTCAATTACAATATCCATCAAGTAGATGTCAAAGACATAGATGGCAAATCTCGTAAAATTTGGCAATATGAATATGTTGAAATTGAAGGACCTGTAACAAAAGCTAAGTTCAAAGAGGCTTTGCGGAAGCAGGAATTAGAGAAAGAAGGGAAAGGTAAACCTTCCTGGAGCCCTGATGAGATTAAGGCTGAGTATGAGAAAGAGAAGGTCTCTGTAAAGAATGACAGTCTCCGCTGAAACGAATCACGTTTCCTACGAAGGGGACGATGCAACCTCAGAGTTTGCATTTACCTTCAAAATCTTTGAAGAGGCAGACCTCAAGGTAGTTATCACTGATCCAGAGGGGACTGATCACACACTTCCCTATGATATTTACTCCTACACTTTAACAGGGGAGCTTGGGAAATTTGAATCCGGAGGGACGGTCTCTCTCTTTTATGACAATGAAGGCTCCATGGACCCCTGGCTCCTTCCTTCTGGTTATACCATCACAATATCCCTTGCCATGGAGTATACACAACCCGTGGACCTGATTTACGGCGGGAGGTACAGTTCTGAAGCTATAGAAAAGATGGTTGACCGAGTGGTTAAAATGATCCAACAACTTGCAGTCCTTATTGGAACTGGAGGAGGGGGTGGAGGTAATAGTGAAAGTATGGGGGCTTGGGGAAACCCAGTTCAGATCACCCTTGTTTCAGGTGTAGCCACGGTTCCTGGAAGTGGCTACTATAGCCTTGACACGGAAGGGGGAGCAGCTTCAGATGATCTTGTCCGGGTGCTTGGCCTTTCCGCCGGAGACCAGGTAATTTTTAAGGCAGAGAGTAGTGCCCGAACTATAGTGGCAAAACATGGTGAATTCCTAAAACTGAATACTGGAGCGGATTTTACCTTAAATAACAAATACGACAGACTTGTTCTTCAATGTGAGGGAGCAAATGTCTGTGTTGAACTGGGAGGACGTACAAGTGGTGGAGCTTAAAGTAAGATACTTAGTTTGGTTGTTGTTATTCTGTGTTTGGGCTTCTGGTTGTTGGGGCCAGGATATCACTCCTGGTAACCTTGCTGTCTACCCTGTTTATGGGGATAATGAGACCTATGGGGATGACTGGGATGGGGATGCTCTTGCTCCCTCCAAAAATGCTATTTACGACAAAATAGAGAGTATGAGTAGTGGAGGCAATTTCACTTGCACTGGTCTGAATTCTTGTAGTGTAACAGCTCTCAGTGATGTTTCATCTGCTGGTTCTGGTTCAATAATAACCACTGTTGAAAGATCAAAACTTTCAGGTATTGAAAACGGAGCCACTGCCGACCAGACAGGTAGTGAGATAGTCAGTTTAATCAATGCCGGTACTGACCTTATTGATGATGATAATATTGCAGCCTCCATAGCCAGGGATTCAGAAGTTAATGCCAAGATATCCGATGAAGCTTATGGGAGTGGCTGGAATGGAGTTACTGATATTGCACCTTCTAAGAATGTTGTCTATGACAAGATTGAGAGTATGGGGGGTGGCTCAGGACTTTGGACAGATAATGACACAGGAGGTTATTATTATCCTAACAATTGGTCGGACTTCAAGATATTTGACTCTGGCAAGCTTGATATGGCAGGTTCTAAGTGGATATATGATGATACTCCATTTAGTTACTGGGGTATCGGATGTGGGGAGGACTTTTATACCAATCAAGTAGTTAAGAACCATAGCATGAACGATACAGAACATCATCAAGTAGTAATGAGGGTTGAAGGAATATCAACAGGTGCCAAAGATGGACTTGCTCTGATGACGGCTCAACGGATAACAGGTTCAGGTCAAGGCTGGGGTCTAAATCCTATGATTGACATAACAGCCAGTTGGGACCCTTCCTCGGTTAAGTGGGCTGTTGGCTGTGAAATTGATGTCAACTGTAATAGCAGCCACGTCACTCCCAGTGATTATGGTTATGTGCAAGGTCTCATGATTTGTGGAATTTCGGATTATGCTCCCACTGTAGCCCAGACTATATCTATGGGAACTACAGATTGGAGAGATGGAATATGGATATCTGATGTAAGTGAAAATGGTATTGTTTTTCTAAGTAATCCAGCCCCGCATACGGGGATAAGATTTGATTATCCATGCAGCCTTGCTACTTTCTGGCAAAATAATGGAGATATGACGTTTCATGATCCTAATGCTGGAACTAAGACTCTTTCTGAGTTGGCAGCAGGAGGAATGTCTGAGCTTAAAGATGACACTACACCAGAGCTTGGAGGTGACCTTGATGGAGGTATTTATGAGATTGGATTAGACAATGCTAAAGGAATTTATATGAAAGATGTAGGCGGTGTTTATAGAATAGGTTTAATGCTTAACTCAGGTAATAATTGGGATATTGGTCAGGGTGCAGGTGGTGTCGTTATAGGTTATGACTGTTCTGATCCAAACCCTATTTTGATACGTGTAGGTGGTGCAAACAATCAACAAGTAACACGAAGTCCTGATACAGATAGTCAAGGTAGACATTATTTAGTGGTTCCCTAAGGAGAATCTATGAAAAAACTTACGTTTATATTATTGTTTCTCAATATTACTTTTCCAGTTTTTGCTCTTGAATATAAGGCAGAAACTTTGCAGGATGTAAACCAAGCTCTGCGACAGTTTTATCAGGAAGAGCAAGGAAATCGGCTCTCCAGTTTTGCTATGCAATCTCTGGCAGCCAGGATTCAGAATGTTTTCAATCAGAATATTGTAACAGGAGACGCCAATGCCACAAAGAAAGACAAAGCGGAGAGAGGTAGCACTCGCCTCAATGAGGGCTCGTGAGGCTATCAAAAGGTTAGAGGATGCCGCTGCCGGAATTCTTGAACCCGCTGAGCAGGAGATACTACAGGTGAGGATTTCCGATGAAATCAAGTTTATTGAGAGGCTGACAGACAGGCTTCTTATCAGGTGTCCAAATGGATGATTACACAACTCCAGGAGTAGGAGGACTTTCCGGCCTTGTAGGAGTTGCCCTGGGTTGGTTAGGTTTCAAGTGCAAGGTCAGGGATATAGAGAGACGTCTCGAAAGGCTCTCTGATAGTGTACGCTATGCAGATACTTGTGACGGGATAACCAAAGCCCTGAACTGTCGCTTGAAGGCTATTGAGGAAATGAATACAGAGATGAGAAAAGACATCAAGGAGCTTTTGAAAAGGTAATGCCTCGGAAGCTGGAGCGTTGCGCCAAAAAGGTAAGGGCCAAATCCAAGAAAGTTAATCCCTATGCAGTTTGTGTTAAGTCCACAGGCTGAGTAAGAGCGAAAGGGGGTCGCTGGAGAAATAAGAAAACAGGGGAAACATGGAAAAGAAAAAGAACCATTAAAGGCAAATAGGAGAAACGAGGTGAAGAAATTATATTGGTGGATTCGTGTTTTGTTGCTGGCTTTACGTTGGGTTCCTCGATTTAATCTTGGTGATCGGGTATGGTTTCGGGGAGAGCAATGGTTTCTTATTCAAGGCGTTTCCGCTCCTTTATGGGATTTAGTTAGAGGTAAAAAGAGGATAACCGTTCATGAAACGGAAATGCAGAAAGTGCGATCTCTCCAGAATTATATTGGTAGTTTTAGAAGTGGATACAATTTTTATATGACAAACTGGTATAGGATTTGGGTTCGTAAAGGTATTCAGCCATGGATGCGCGGTTGCCGGATTTGGGCAAAATAGGATGGAAAAGAAAGCAAAGGAAATCATAGACCGCTACAACAGATTGAAGGGAGAGCGTTCTCAGTGGGATAGCTTGTATGAGGATGTCTGCACCTTTGTAACCCCAAGACGTGGGGGGATAGTCGCACCTCATGTCAAGGGTGGTTCCCGCATGACACGTGTTTTCTCCTGTACTGCCATTGATGCCAATGACGTGTTCGCTGCTGGTCTTTACGGCCACCTCTGTTCCCCACCATGGTTCAATCTCCGGCCCCAGAATCCCCAAACTGAAATCAGTGACGAAGAGAACACCTGGTGCTCCGCAGCCACAAGAATCCTCCATGAAGAGTTAGCTGCCAGCAACTTTAACCTGGCGATATTCGAGCATTTCAAAGACCTGGGAGCCATTGGTTCTGGCTGCCTTTTTGTTGAAGAAGGGGAAGAGACTACCCTCAATTTCCTGAACCTGTTCATTGCTGACTTTGTCTATCAGGAAAACCGTCATGGTCTCATTGACACGGTCTACCGTCACATCACATACACTGCTCGCCAAGCTGTCCAGGAATTCGGGGAAGAGAATGTTGGCCCTTCCGTGATGAAGGCCTACAGGGAGCCCAAGGACATTGATAAACATTTCGAGTTTATTCATGCCGTCTATCCTGACAACAACCGGCGATTTCCTTTCAAGTCAGTCTATGTTGCCGTCAAGGACAAGCTTATTGTTCGGGAAGGTGGTTACTATGAACTCCCCTGCATGGCGGACCGTCTGGATAAAGAGTCCAATGAAACTTACGGTCGCGGTATTGGGGTCAAGATGCTTCCGGAAATCAAGCTGCTCAACAAGATGGTAGAGACCACACTCAGGGCCGCTGAGAAGGTTGTAGAGCCCCCGTTGATGGTACCCGATGACGGGTTCCTTTCTCCCCTTAGAACAGTACCGGGAGGCATTCTGTATTACCGTGCCGGAACTCCGGATCGCATAGAGCCTCTGAACACTCATGCCAACATCGGCTTAGGCCTCGAAATGGAAGCCAAGCGGGAAGAGGCCATCAAGCAGGCTTTCTTTGTGGACCTGTTCAAGCTGTTGGCCGAACGCAAGAATATGACAGCCACAGAAGTTCTTGAGAGGGTTGAGGAAAAGCTGATAATTCTTGGCCCGATGCTTGGCAGGCTCCAGAACGAGTTATTCAACCCTTTAATCGAGAGGTGTCTTGGGATTGTCTATCGGGCTGGCAAGCTTCCCCCTTTGCCTCCTGGTCTCGGCATGTACTCAGTGGAGTTCACTGGCAAACTGGCTATGGCTATGAAGCAGATGGAGGTCCGCTCCGTCCAGAACACGTTTAACCTGATAGCCCCCTGGGTACAGGTGAATCCCGAGATCATGGATAACTTTGATCAGGACAAGATTGTTCGGGGAGTCGGGGAAAGAGTAGGCCTTCCGGGAGAGTGGTTGAGGCCGAGAGATGATGTTGATGCTATCAGGCAACAGAGGCAGGAAGCTCAAGCACAACAACTTCAAATGCAGATGGCCCAGGAAGCCGCAAAAGTGTTACCTGATGACACAAAAGAGAGATTGTTGACTTCTGGTGAATAATTACTATAATTAAAACACATAGGAGGTTTTTATGAAGTTTGAGGAAGATGGAATAACACTTAGCGAAGGTTGGCAGTCTGAGTTACCCGAAGATTTGCGGGAAGATAAAACTCTGGCAACAATCAAGGACCTTCCTGGTTTGGCAAAGATGTTGGTTTCTGCCCAGAAAATGGTAGGGGCTGACAAGGTTGTTTTACCCGGACCGGATGCTACTGAAGAGGAACTGGATGCTTTCTACACATCCCTGGGGCGTCCCGCAGACCCAAAAGGTTATGAGCTTGCAATGCCGGAAGACTTCCCGAAAGAGGTTCCTGTAGACGAGGGGCTTCTGGAGGCTTTCCAAGAGACTGCCCACAAAATAGGTCTCCAGCCTGCACAGGCAAAACAACTCTTTGACTGGTACAATGAGCAGACAAAGGCTGCTTATGAGAAGAGCCAGACCGCTCTCGCAAATGCAAGAACTGAGGCGGAAAAGCTCCTGAGAGAAAAGTGGGGAGACAAGTACAATGAGAACAGGGAACGTGCTCTCAAGGCTGTCAGGACCTTTGTTAATGAGGAGGATATCAAGAAGTTTGATGAAACCGGAATGGGTAACCTCCCCTGGCTGGTGGAAGCCTTTGCCAGGATTGGGGAAGCAATCTCCGAGGATAAACTGGCAATATCTCATGTGACTGATAATGCCGTGACCGCAAAGGCTGAAATTGACGGGATAATGGCAGATCTTAACCATCCGTACCATGACAAGACAAAACCAGGCCATGTTGAGGCCGTGAATAAGGTCCAAGACCTGTTTAAGCGTATTTATCCTGATGAAAGGAGATAAATTGTAAGGTAGCAACGGAAGTTGTCTTACTGACCGCTCGAAAGTGGGCCGCCTAACCAGCGTGAAAAGGTGAGGTTGAAGTCCCGCAAGGGGCAGCTTCTCCGGCACCAAGAACAGAAAGGAGAAGACTGTTATGAGCTTTGAAATCACAACTGCGTTTGTCCAACAGTATAAGGCAAACGTACAACTGCTGTGCCAACAGCGAGGAACCCGGTTCCGGGGAGCGGTAAGAGAAGAACCCCAGACCGGAAAGAATGCATTTTATGATCAGATAGGGGCCACCAAGGCGAGGAAGAGAACTGAGCGTCATGGTGACACTCCTCTAATCTCCACTCCCCATGCCAGACGCAGAGTCAGCCTGGTAGACTATGACTGGGCGGACCTGATTGATGACATGGACAAGATTCGGATGCTTATTGATCCGGAATCTACCTATGCCCTTAATGCGAGCTACGCTATGGGCCGGGCAATGGATGAAGAGGTAATTGAGGCTTTCACTTGCACCGCCTATACCGGGGAAGAGGGTGACATTCCTGTCACTTTCCCTTCCTCTCAGATAGTTGATATCGGTGGAACAATCACCGTGGAAAAACTATTACTGGCGAAAGAGATGTTGGATGCTGCCGAAGTTGATGAGGATATACC